TGGGGTACACCTCTGAGAGACAACTGACAAGCGTTTTTGAGCAAACCAAATGGTATCAGGAACGTACAGAGACAACGCGACAGTTCGATGTCACATGGCATGAACTGGGGGGCGCTGGTTGGCAACAAGGCGACGAATGGTCGATTGACCAAGAGGAGTATTTAGATACCGAGGGTGACGAGTTAGCAAAGATGGCTGCCCGTTTGGGGCTTGACATTGAGGACGAAGCTGTCAAAAAAATGTTGCGAGATATGTCTTACCGTTCGATGCGGTTAGGTATGAACCTGCGAGATCAGAAAGAGGCATTGTATTCGTCGTTGCAAAACGGGTTAGATCCTGATCGTAACCCCGGTTTGATTGAGGGGTTTGAGGCAGAAGTAGCGGTGTTAGAGAATAAGTGGATGGTTGACTTGTCTGGGGAAGCCGCAACGGAATTAGCGAAACGCCTCTATTTTGCTGACGATAAAGACATTGAAAAAGATTTGATTAACGACCAGATGAGGGAACAAGCCCGCAATATGTACCCGACGTTGGTCAACTTGATTGATGCCGGTTACAACCCTCAAACCTATTTTCAGCCTTACAAAAACAAGGGTGAAGCTATCTTGGAACGTCCCTTGGATTTCTTGGCTGGGGATAACGATATGTTCCTTCAAATAGCTACAGGTGGCGTAGGAGAAGGCGGGATGCAAAACCCGATGGCGTTGGGTAACGCTGGAGATTATTTCCGTAACCGCGACGAGTGGCGTTACACGAACAATGCTGGCGATGTGGCTTATGACATGGCGCAAGAAGTTATAACCATGTTTGGTGGTTTGGGTGGGCAGGCCCATACTTCTGGGTCGTTCAGCGGTTACACAGGCCAGTTTGCTTAGGAGTAAATGTTATGGCTGATTTTGAATTAGGTGACGAATACACGGGACCGGCTGTTACCGCTGATGGCAGGGTCATTAATACTGCTGATGGCACCTATGTCCAGGGTGGTGTCCGCTATGTGTGGACAGGTGAAGGGGACAACTTTGCGCCTGAGGGCGGGTGGAGTGACACCCCCGAGCAGTTAGCGGCTGATGAGGCTTATACCCCCGGTAGCGAATTAAACCCTATTGACCCCGTAGATAACCAATCTAAACTTATACCAGCCCGACGGGCTGACGGTAGTCCCCAGCCGGGAGCATGGATTCGAAACCCTGCCTACTATACGCCTCAGGGTAGACCCGGTAACGCTGATGATGCGGACTCACAGGGTAACCCTATGTACATCAAAGGTGTTGATGCGAGGGGCAACCCCACTTGGACCCTGAACGAAAAGTTCAACAGTGGCGAAGCGCCGGGCACAGGCACAGGTACGGGCACAGGTACAGATGACGCTTTCTCTATCGTTGACGATCTTGTCAGGTCATACGGTTTAGACAAGACCATTGCCGATTTCATTAAAGGACAAATGACCACAGCGCAGTCTCGAACTGCTATCGCCATGAAAATCAGGCAACAACCGGCCTACCACCTCCGTTTCCCAGCAATGCAAGCTCGCATTGACGCCGGTTTACCTGCGTTAACAGAAAACGAATACATGGCCCTAGAAACCGATTACCGGTCAGCGATGCAAGCCGCTAATCTACCAGAAAATTTCAGTGATGGCCCTGAAGATTTCGCTGCTCTAATTGAGGGGGATGTGTCGGTAGCGGAACTTCAGTCACGGGTTGCTTTAGCCGAACAATCACTAGACCAGGCGAACCAAGACACAATTACTCAACTCCAAACTTGGTATGACCTTCCCAAGGGGTCGTTGGTGGCTTATTTCCTTGACCCTGATGCAGCTAAAAACGTTTTCGAGCAGAACCGTCGCATGGAAGCCGCCGGGTTATCTGCGGGAGCGATGCGTGCCCTCGGGCCACGCGCCCCGTGGGGTGGCACCCTTGCAAAGAGCACCGCTGAAAGGTTACAGCGTGAAGGTGTGGCACAAAGCCAGTTGATTCAACGTCTGAGCGAACGCCGCGGTTTAACCACAGAGTTGTTGGTGGGTGAGGCTTTAACAGCAGACACTTTAGCTCTTGGAGATTTTGGGGTGAGTGGTGAAGCCGCGGCCCGTGTGCGTCGGGGGGCCGCCGGGAGAGCCGCCGCGTTCCAAGGCGAGGGAGGGGCTTTGACGACCCAGCGAGGTGTTACAGGTTTGGGTGCCGCAGAATAGCCCCACTGGATTCCCACCCCCCACCTATGTATAGTAGAGGGTGTTGATCGGCCCCACGTTGGGCGAGCTGTTTGGCACCCCCTCCATCACCGGTTCCACCGCTGGGATGCGTAATAGGACAGGTGAGTGACATATGACAGATTCCGACTCCACTTTCGGTGAAGAAGGTTCTGACAGCCCAACCGAGTCGAAACCGAACTGGCGACGAGATCTCGAAAAACGTGCGAAGGAAGCTGAAAGTCAGCTTGCGGAAACACAAGAGAGATTGAGTGGCTATGAGCGGCGTGACGTTTTTAGGTCCGCAGGACTTGATCTTGAGGACCGTCAAGTAAGTTATTTTGTTAAGGCTTACGATGGTGAAATGGATGCAGAAGTTATCCGTGCAGAAGCGGAAGCTGCTGGATTCGTTGGACGAAATGCTTCGGCAACTAGTTCCTCCTCACCGATAAAACGTGACGCACTCGACGCCGAACAGCGTATTGCTGTGGCGGGTGAAGGTGGTGACCCGGTGTCACAAGCCGATCTTAATTCTCGTATAGCGGCAACGAATACCGAGGCAGAACTTCGGGCGTTGATGGAGAATGAAGGTTACCTGTGGGGTGCTGCCCAGTAACCGGCTAGCTAACAGTGGAGTCCCTCACCCTTAGGACTTCACAATGGCCTATACAGGCACAGGGGACGTTTCCTCTGATACGGCGGCGTTTCAGCAACTTGCTTATTTCGCTTTCCGTTCCCAACCGATGTATGAAATGATCGCTGATGTGCGCTCAACGGCGCAAACCCATAACGGGGCATCAGTCCAGTTCAACATCTATGACAATATGGCTCAGGCCACTTCAGCTTTGACTGAAGCGTCTGACGTTACAGCCGTCGCCTTGGGCGACTCGACTGTGGTCGTAACACTTGCCGAATACGGTAATGCGGTTATTACTACAGCGAAGCTGCGTGGCACATCGTTCTTGAATGTTGATGCTGACGCTGCGAACATTATTGGTTACAACATGGTTGACTCTGTTGACAAACTTGTTTCCAATGTCGCTAACGCTGGCACTAACGTCATTTACGCTCAGGGTTCGATGGGTTCACGCCCAACGTCCCGTGTCGGTATTGCTGACGCCGCAACGTTTGGTGCTCAGGAAGGGCGTCAAGCGGTAGCGGAGTTGCGTACAGCTTCAGCTCCAGGGTTTGATAACGGCAACTACATTGGCCTCGTCCACCCGGACGTTTCCTACGATCTGCGCGAGCAGACCGCAGTAACTGACGTTATTCAATACCAAATCCGTCAAGAAGGTGCCGCTGTTCGCAACGGCTCCATTGGCGTGTTTGGTGGTATCGAGTGGATTGAAAACCCTCGTGCCCCCATATTGGATGACGCTGGCGCTACTAGCACCACTAACGTTTACCAGACTCTTGTTGCTGGTAGGCAGGCGCTAGCTAAAGCGTTCAGTCGTGCTCCTGGCTTCGGGGAAGACCCAAGCGTAGTGTTCGGTCCTGTGACCGATACTTTGCGCCGGTTCCACCCTGTTGGCTGGTACCACCTGGTGGGTCATGCCATCTTCCGTCAAGCAGCATTGCAGCGGATTGAGTCATCCTCATCCATAGGCGACAACACCTAATAGTTGTTGCGTAGGCTTGGGGGGGTCGGGTTCCCCTTTCCCCGGCCCCCCCATTCAAGCCTGCTACTCTTGCTGTGAAGCGAGGACTTATGCCTAAAGTCGGTTCAAGACATTTCAGTTACTCCACGGCTGGCCGCAAAGCTGCTCGTGCGTATGCGTCGAAGACCGGTAAAAGGGTTACGAACACTAAAAAGAAAAAGCGGAGTACGAAGTGATGGCC